AATTAAGATGTCTAAAATCAAACCGGAACCCCCAACAAATGGATTTGAGAATGTACCAGGATATAAACCTTGTAGAACTTGCAAAATATGGAAGAATATTGAAACTGGATACTATTCCCAAAAGACAGGACATATTTTTAGTGCTTGTAGGGAATGTTCAAGAAAGATAGATACTCAAAAAAGCAGGGAAAGAAGGGAAGAACATTTGAAAGAAAATTGTGGTGCAAATGATGTTAGGTTATTACCGGGTGTTTATATTGACAAATATCAGGAAGCTTGTGTTTGTGAATTAATGAATGCTATGGGTTGGAAATATAATGATAATAAGGATTTATGGTATAAAGATGGATATAAAACAGAAGATGGAATTTGGGTTAAGTATAATCAACACCCAATAAAATATGGATATAACCACCCTTTATATAAAAAATAACTATTTATGAATATGGATTTAGAACAAATAGATTTTCCAATAGATTATGTAACGTTCACAGAAGAAAGGAAGAATGTTATATTGGATAAGATTATTGATGCGTCTTTGGTGTTAATTGAAAATGCGTTAATGTTTAATCCAGAAATTAATAGAATGAATTTTCTATTGGTTTCATTAGGAGAAAGTTTGGAACAACAAGAAGCGCAAGAAAATTATGAGGTGTGTGCGCTTATAAAAGATTTAATAGATAGAATAAATGATTGCTGAAGTTGAATGCTTTATAGTAAATGAATATTATCGTTTGCTATCAATTTGTAAAAAATATACTAAAAATGATGATTTTGCTCAAGAGCTTTTACATTTCGTAATTCTTGAGCTTTATGAAAAAAAAGAAATTAAGGTGGTACTTGATTGGACCAATATTAATCGTTATATTGTACATATAATAACGATAAATTGGTGCAGCAAACAAAGTCCATTTTATAGAAAGATAAAGAAGTTTAGCATGAGTGATGTGGATATTATGGATTGTATGCAGATTGTTGCTGAAGAATATAATCACGCTGATGATAAGTTGTTGGAAATGTTGGAAGAAGAATTTGGGGATTTGGATTGGTTTGACAAATTGCAGTTCCAAACATATTTATTAACTGATACGTTAAGGGAAACTGCGGAACATACAGATACAACAATATCAAAAGTGTGGCATAACCTTCAACTAACAAAAAAACAAATAAAAGATAATATAACTCAAAAATTGAATAACTAATGGGATGCGGATGTAAAAAACAAATACAAGGTACAGCAACTGAGGTACCAAAAGTTCCTGATGAATTGAAGGAACATTTTATTCAGGAATTGGATGAATATAAATCACCAGTATCTCAACCAGTAATTGATGAAGTAATAAACCAAATACCACCATACCCTTTAATTGAAGANTAATGAATGAATTAGAACGATTGGAACAACTTAAAGCGGAAGCGATAGCTAACCCACCAAAGAAGGTTAAAGGCCCGTGTAAAGCCTGTAAGAAGAAAAAACCTATAACAGAACTTGCACCGGTGGAAGAAGCACCTTATTATCCTACAACAAGTGAAATAAGACTTGCATATATTGAATTAATTAACATGAAGGGTGTAAATGAAAAAGCTAAACCTTTAATATCAAAAGTGTTTAAAGCACTATTTGATAATGAATTTGATTTTAACTGTAGAAGTTGTGTATCAAAACAATCTATGGTGTTTTATAACTATTGTAAAGAAAATAAGATTATATGAGTAAGTTCATACCAAACAAAGGTGGAAGGATAATGATGACAGAAAGACAGTTCAAAAGGAAACAAGAAAGAGTAATGAAGAACGTAGAAAATAAATTGGGCGAACAAATAACATTACCAACAGAAGAAGAAATAGCCCTATACATAAAACAAAAAACAGGAATAGAATGGCAAAATCTAAAGCAGGAAGAAAAACAGACGAATTAGAATTTGAAACAAGGATGCAAAGAGTATTTGAAATGATGCTATGGGAACATTTATCATATCGTGAATTTGCAACCAAAGGTGCAAAGGAATTTAAAATATCAGAAAGACAAGCAGAGAATTTGTGGAAAGAAGCAAGAACCAGAATGAAAGAAAGGTTTAGTCAAACACAAGATGAAATATTAGAAACACATCTAACACAGATGTATGACTTATTGGATAGATGTAGAAAGGATGGAAACAAATTGGTTGAACGACAAGTGATGGCAGACTTAGCAAAGATATATGGTGCAGAAAAAACTAAGGTAGATATAACTTCAGGTGGACAACCTTTGGCTATTAATATAAACTTAGGTTAAAAAATTTTTAACAAATACCCTTAAATTTTCGGAAATGGTTAAGAAAAGAAACAAAAAGATAAAAATTAATCAAAAATTCAATCAATTAACATTAATAAAACGATTTGATGTTAGACTGATTAAAATGTTGCCAACCTATTATGGTTTGTATAAATGTGATTGTGGTAATGAAAAGATGTTATTAGTACATAATGTTTCATCCGGCAAGACTAAATCATGTGGTTGTCTGTATAAAATATCCAATAAGACTAATCCAAAAAGAAGCGGTAAAAGAATTAATGTCAATTAATATAAACCTTAAACTTACAAAGAAACAAAAGGAAACTTTTAAAATACTATTAGATGAAACTCATACGGAAGTATTATACGGGGGTGCAAAAGGTTCGGGTAAGTCCTATTTGGGTTGTGTTTGGGTGTTATATATGTGTATTACTTATCCTGGCATTCGTGCTTTAATTGGACGCACAGTTCTTACACAGTTACGACTAACCACCATAAAGACATTATTAGACTTATTTAAGGAGTGTAATATCACGCCTGAGTTTTACTCATACAATCAACAAAGTAACGAAATTAAGTTCTGGAATGGCTCAGAAATAGTATTTAAAGACTTAGCTTATCAAATATCAGATAGGGACTACAATAGTTTGGGGGGACTTGAATTATCTATAGCATTTATTGATGAAGTTGCACAGTGTCCACGACAAGCATATGATATAGTTAAAACCTTATTACGTTATAAGATAAATGAATATCAATTAACACCAAAGTTATTTATGTCTTGTAACCCATCACAGAACTGGTTAAAGCAAGAGTTTTATTTAAAACATACAGAAGGAACATTAGAAGACAACAAAGTTTTTATACAGGCTTTACCAACTGACAACGAAAATTTGCCAGCATCTTATTTAGAAATATTAAAGAACTTACCACCCGCACAGAAAGCTAGATTATATAGCGGTAGTTGGGATTATGATACTGATGATGGTTTGTTTGACTTTGAAAGTATTAATGATAGTTTATTCAGGTTTCAACCTAATGTGGACGATAAAAAGTATATGACAATAGATGTTGCACGATTTGGTGATGATAGAAGTGTTGTAATGATATGGGTTGGATTATGTATAACAGAATGTTACGTGTTTAGAAAAATACCAACCACACAATTAGCAGATGAAATAAAGATACTTGCATCAGGATATGGGATACACCCACAACATATGATTATAGATAGCGATGGTGTTGGCGGGGGAGTTGCTGATATGTTGAAAGGAGTAAATTTTATTAATAATGCTAAAGCATTACACAACCAAAACTTTAGTAATTTAAAATCACAGTGTTACATTAAGCTTTCAGAACTATTTAAAGAAGGAAAGATAAGTATTAATTTAATTGAACCTGGTATGGTTGATGACTTGACACAGGAACTTTTATCAGTTAAATTAAAGGATATAGATAAAGACAATAAGGTTGCAGTACAATCAAAGGACGACATGAAAAAGATATTAGGGCGCAGTCCTGACTTATCAGATTGTATGATGCAAAGAATGTTTATAGAAATAAAGAATTTAAAATCAACAGCAAAATACGCAATAGCGTTTGTTTAATATGTTAAAATTTAAACTAGAAGAACAAGAATATACAATACCTGACTATATGAATATAGACAGTTATGTTAAGGTGTTTAAGATGAAAGATGTTGTAAGTGATGAGTACTTTGCAGCAAAGCTTGTATCACAAGTTAGTGGCGCACCACAGGATAAGATAATGGAATATAACTATCAAGAGATAAACTACTTGGCAGCATATATTNTATCAACCATACCCAAAGATAAAGAAGCACCATTTGTAGATAGATTTGTATTAGATGGAATTAGTTATGGTTTCTTTCCAAAGTGGCAAGACTTATCGTTTGCTGAATTTGTTGATATGGATACCATCGCAAATAAAACAGGTGACGAACAATTAAATATGTTACATATTCTTATGGCTGTAATGTATCGTCCCATTATTAAAGAACGAAGCCAACACGATTTTGATATAGAAAAGTATGATATAAAAACAATAACACAGCGTTCAGAACTATTTAAATTAAAACTGAATATTAATATTGTATTAGGTGCGATGTTTTTTTTTATCAAATACGCAAGGAAATATTCAGCTTATATCCAGTCATCTTTGATACAGAAGATTGGGGTGATGACGAAGATAAAAATCCTATGGAAGATACGGAAATATCTGTGGAAAATGATTTTCAAAAAAGCTTCGGTTGGTATGTTGTCGTCAACAGAATTGCTGGAAACGATTTTGTCAAGCACGACTACGTCTATCAAAAAGGTGTAATGGAAGTTCTAAACCAATTATCATATTTAATATCATATGATAAAGAACAAGAAAGAATAATGAAGAAAGCACAAAATAGCAATAGGTTCTAATATTTATTACATATGGTTAATTTAAAACAGATTATTCAAGACTTAAAAGGTATAGCATATAATCACCCACAAATACAATCATTTGGGTTTGGGGACATTACACAAATTACTATGGATGTGGAAAGCAAACAGGAACCAAAGTATCCTAGAATGTACGTCATACCACAACCAGTTACCTTCGATAGAAACGGTTTAATATATTCAGTATCAATAACTATAATGGATAAAATAGTTCAAGACTATTCAAACCAATTAGAAGTTATGTCAGATACATTATTAATATTGGAAGATATATTCACCATCTTATGGCAGTCATACACTGCAGAATTTGGTGGTTTTACAATAGACTATGAACCACAGTTCGGTTCACAAGTAGTTCCATTCCTTGAACGATTTGAAACAATTGTTGCAGGTAACACTATGAACATTAATATAGTTCAATTACATGACTACAATAGATGTGTATTACCTGAACTACCTTTCGTTCCCCTTCCAGGCGAAAAAAAAAAATGGAGTAATTTAGCTGCATTATGGGAAGACGTTAATCAAACTTATAAAAATATATAAATAAAAAATTATGTCAGATTTATCAAATCAATACATCAGTTCATCATATAAAGGTGTTTTAAATATTGGACCCGGTTCAACCGCTGCCAATCTATCAACAACATTACAACCAGTAACTGATGGTAACAATCAATCAAGTGCTTTATCTGTAGCTACAGATAAGTTAGCAATAAACGGAACCTTATATATAACAGGTGCCATTATCCCACAAGGAAGTGGTTCATATGATTTAGGAACCGCTGCCAATCCGTGGCGTCACGTATATGCATCATCAGGTTCAATCTATTTGGATGGTAACCAGGTTTTGTCTTTGGCGCAGTCAGGAAGTAATTTACATTTAGTGTCGCCACCCGATGGACAAATTCAAATGGGAACAAATGTATTTTTATCAGCAACCCAACAAGATTTAAATCCTGGTATGACATTTATGGGAACAGGACCTGAAACAGGTTCAGCAATTAATTTTGCAGGTAGTAAAGGTTATATATCTGCAGAACACGATATGTATCTTACTTCACAATATGGCGATACAAATATCTCATCAATAGCTAATGTAACAATAACAGGTGTTGATAGTGGTAGTATTAATTTTAACGCTGCATTAGGTAATATTANTAGTCAAACAAGTGACGGAGTAATTTCTTCAAGAGTATTTGGAACTGGTTCAATTNTTTTAAATGCAAGTGGCTCAGGAATAGTAATTGATAATACAACAATAAATATTGATAGTACAACACTTCAATCAAATGCATCAGATTTTATAGGACAATCAAGTAACCAAATGGCTATATCATCACAAGATGTACAATTATATGGTGGTAATTTCCAATATCCAGGTTTAAATTTATATTTTAGTTCAAGTATTGACCCTAATATTTTTGCTGGTGTTGGAATTACTGATGGTGAAAATCCAAATGATACTTTTGGTTTTGCTTATTCAACTTATCAAAATTCAGCAAAAGATTTAAAAGCAATATTCTACGGACCTGGAANAGGTAATGATAGTCCTTCATCTGGTTCNNATTCTAATGTNGTGTTTATGATGGATACAAATTCAAGTGGTGCTGTACCTGTTCAGTGGTATCGTGATATTTTATTAAGCGGTTCAATACATCAATCAGGAACATTTTATGC